CCTGGTGTACGGGCAGGAGTTCGACGAGGACCTACGCGGCACGTACGAGGTCACGCGGGTCAGCGTCACCTACCCCGGGGGCGTCCTGGACCAGTGGTTCGAGGTGGACCGCCTGTCCTTCACGCAGCTAGGCGTCACGCAGTACGGCGCCAACTCCCTGGTCTTCTTCCGACCGACCCTCAACACCCTGCACGACCAGGCCCGGCAGGCCGTCGTCACGCAGGCCCCGAGCGACCGCCTGGAGGTCGTGCTGCCGGTCACCACGCAGGTGGTCGTCCGCGGCCCCAAGAGGGCGGCGTACCCGAAGGTGGCCGACGCCGTCGAGGTGGACCAGGTGTCCAGGGCTCTGGGCATCGTGACCGTGGAGACGGTCGGGCCCCACGGCCTGGAGGAGGGGGACATGGTGATCGTGGATGGGGTCAGGTTCGGGCCCGACCTGCCGCCGGTGTCGGCGGGGACGGACAGCGGCAGCCCGGGGACGCAGGTGATCTAGCATGGCCATCAACACCGTAACGGGCGACACCGACGCCAGCCTCGCCAGCTACGCGACCCCGACCACCGGATTCGAGGGCCACTGGTACGACGTCGCCATGCTCGGGTCGGGCTACCTGTTCGTCCTCGGCGGGAGGCGCACCAGCGACAACGCCACCATCAACGTACCGACCCTCTTCTCCGTCACGTCCCGGACCGAGCTGCCGGACGGCTCGGTTCGATACGGGTACGCCTGGAAGCGGCCCGACTACCCCATCGTCGGCCACGGGGTCCACCCCCAGGCCGTGGCGCTCGTAGACGACGACCACGCGGGCAGCGTCCTCGCGATCGGCGGCGCCGACGACGACGCCTACGGCGTGTCGCAGAAGACGACGACCCTGGTCACCCACACGCTGCTGCCCGCGGAGGACCTGGTCTTCACGCCCCTCGCCGACATGAACGAGCGTCGAGCCCTGCACCGCGCCACCGTCCTGGACGACGGCAGGGTCTTCGTCACGGGGGGGTTCCACCTCGCATTCCCGTTTCAGAGTACGACCGAGGTATGGGACCCGGGGACCGAGACCTGGGCGTACGCGGCGTCGATGTCCATGGCCCGCGCCGGACACGGCCAGATCAAGCTGGCCGACGGCCGCGTCCTGGTGACGGGCGGGTTCGACCAGGTTGCCGTCACTACGCACTGCGAAATCTACGACCCGGGCACCGACACCTGGGCGACCACCGGCAGGATGGCGAGGGCCCGCTACCTACACTCCGTCACGGCCCTGCCGGACGGACGGGTCCTGGCCGTGGGGGGCAGCCCCAACGGCGGGCCGACCCCACACCCGGAGGTATGGGACCCCTCCACCGGCCTGTGGGCGCCGTGGGGCAAGGCCCTCCTTGAGGGCTCCCGATTCCAGGTCGCCATCTGCCGGGAGCGCCTGTACATCGCTCGCGGCCTCCAGATCGCCTACCTGGACCTGAGGACCGGCCGCTGGCGCCTCAGCGTGGCCACCCTGTCCGCAGACTCCACCGACATGCGCCTGGTGGCGTTCGACGACGAGGTCGTCCTGATCGCGGGGGGTAGCCAAGACCGCAGCCACATCCTGGTGCCCGCGGCCGAGACCGTCCTGGACGGTCGCGCCTCCCGGGAGGCGCGGGTGGCGTCGGCGCCCTCGGCCACCTCGTTCACCTACGAGACCCCCGACTCCGAGGCCGCCGGCCAGGGGGAGGGCGACTTCGTCACCCCCGAGGCCGCCCCCGAGGGTCAGGCGGGCGACCCGGGCCCATACCTTCTGGACCCCTCGGGCAGCCTCCCCGTCACCTCGATCGGGGCGGACGTAGGGGCGCGCCTGGACGCCGGCCGGCACCACGCCGCCCTGGAGCTGGACGACACGGGCGACCCCGACCCCGCCCTCCGGTTCCCGGACGAGCCCGGGTGGCTGGTCTTCCGCTTCGGGTACGCCGACCAGGTGGGGCCGGTGAGGTACCTGGGCCGCCTCTCTGGGTCCAGCCTGCGCCTGGACGGGTCCTTCACCTTCCCGGAGGACGTACGAGAGGGGGACCGAGTGGTCCTCCTGAGCGGGCGGGCGTCGTTCGTCCCGGACGACCCACCGAACGCCGGAGCGGCCTACGTGACCGCCTCCAGCAGCGGGCGGGTTGCCGCGTCGCGCATGGTGGACGAGGTGGCGGCGGGCGGCGTCCGGGTGGACAAGCAGGTCGTCTACCCCGGGGACCGCGGCCTGGGCGGGGAGGGCCTCCCGGCCGAGGGAGCCGACAAGCTGTCCGACAAGGTCCAGGTATGGGCCGGGGACGACGTGGACGCCGAGATGGCGGCGGCCAGGGAGGGGGACTAGCGTGAAGTCCGTGGTGGTCACCGGCGCGAAGCTGGTGCTGTACGTGAACGGAGAAGTGCTCGGACGCGTCAGCGAGATGTCGTGGAGCGTCGAGACCTCCCACCGGAGGGCGTACGGGCTCGACTCCCTGACCCCGGCCGAGCTGATCCCGCAGTCCACCCGCGTGCACGGGGTCATCCGCCTGATCAAGACGGCCAGGGACGGCGGCGCCGAGGGGGCGGGCCTGACCGCGCCCATACCGGACCTCAGCCGCGTGAAGTATTGCGCCCTTATGCTGGTGGACCGGGACACCGACACGGTGGTCTTCCGGGTGGACCGGGCGTTCGTGGAGTCGCAGGGCTGGAGCGCCCCTTCCCGAGGGGTGGTAACCGGCACGGTGGCCTTCGAGGGAATGGACTGGGGCAACGAGGTCCAGCCCGTCCGAGGGGGGCTGTAAGGTGGCAATCTTCAAGGCGGTGAGACGGTAAATGGCGGTCGTCAGGCAGCAGAACTGGCTCGGCCAGCAGCGCGAGGACGTCCCCCACCTCCGGTCGGTGGAGAGCGGCGTGGCGCGGGACTTCGACATCCTGGCCGGCCGCATCATGGCAGACGATCGGGCCCTGATCGTCTCCGGCTTCGAGCTGGTCAACAACGGCGTCGCCCAGGCATCCCAGCTCGTCCTGCGGACCGCGGGGGGCCTCCTGCTGCACCCCAGGGCCTCGGAGAGCGGCACCGTGTTCGACGTCCCGGCCGACCGGGCGGACGAGGTCCTGTCCGCGACCAACGTCCGGGTGGACGGGGCGTTCGTGCCCGGGCAGGTCAACTTCGTCGGCATCGACCTCGTGCGGTCGGCCGACTCCGGCACCGCCGACCTGGTGCAGTTCCTCAACGCGGACACCCTCCTGGAGGGGCCCCAGACGGTCCCCCTAGCCCGGACCCTGGACTACCGCATCGTCATCTCGACCGCAGACTTCAGCTCCACCCCGGGCCTGGCCCCGGTGGCCAAGGTCACCACGGACTCCTCGAACGGGGTGGCTCTGATCGAGGACGCCCGGGACTTCATGTTCCGGCTGGGCACGGGCGGCGGCACGCCCGACCCCACGAACTCGTACCCGTGGCCCGCCGGCAGGACCGACAGCACCGAGTTCGGGGCGGGGGCCGACAAGGGCCTCCGGATGAAGAGCTGGGCGGACGCCGTCATGACCCGCCTCTGGGAGGTCGGCGGGGGGGAGCGCTGGTTCAGCCCGACGGCCGACCGGAACGTGAAGATCGTAGCCTACGGCCCCGTATTCCTGGCCTCCGGCGAGCACTACGAGTGGGACGGCACCAACGTCCACTGGAAGGGGCTGCGGTTCGTCTTCGATAATTCGACCGGGTACCAGAACGAGGTCGCCGACCAGCTTACCGACCTGGCCGGCCTCACCGACCTGGCCGACGGGGACTGCATCTACGTGGACGTCGATCGAACCCAGGACCGCACCATCTTGGGGGCTGACCCCCTGGTCGCCCAGAAGGCGGCCCTCACCACCCTCGGGTATCCGACCGTGCCGGGATCCAGGTACGTCATCCTGTGGCGGTCCGGGTCCGACGTCTTCTCCCGAGACCAGCAGCTCGCCGTGGGGCTCAACGCCCCGGTGCCGGCCACCACCAGCATCCTCGGCCTAGTGCTGCTGTCCGCCAGCGTGCCGGTTCCCACGGCTCCGGTGGTGGCGGCCATCGACGTCAACGACCTCGCCTTCGTAAGAGAGGGCATACACATGAGCAAGGCGGCCTCAGACCCTTCGGCGCCCGCCGCGAACAGGGCCTTCCTCTTCCTGCGCAGCAACGGTCTGTCGTCTCCTGACGAGCGTATGCAGGTGTGTGTGATGTGGCCGGACGGCGTCGTGGCCGTGGTCGTCGAGAGCGTAGCCTCGTAAGGAAATAAAAGCATATGCCCAAGAAGAGCAAGAAGGCCGCCCCGCAGGCGGCGCCGTCCGCCGAGCCGCGCAAGATCGTCCAGGCGACCCTGACCGGCAAGAGGGAGCGATACCGGTACGACGTTGCGTGTCAGGGCGAGGGATGCTTCAAGATCCTTGGGCACCTGACGTTCGACCACGAGGTCCAGGGGTACGACCCCAAGAAGTCGGGCCTGCTCTGCGACGAGCACGCGCCCAAGACACCCGGGCAGGATCTCGACGCTATCAAGGCGGCCGGCGAAGAGCTAGGGGTCGGGGAGTAGGACGATGGCTGGATTTCGCGGCACCGGCTACATAGAGTTCTTCAACCCCGAGCCTACCGACGGCGACCTCACGCTGACGGGGGCGACCAGCGTAACGCTGGCGAGCGACAAGAGCTACGGCGAGGTCGTTCTGGACGGCACCGGAGCCCAGATCCTCAACACGGGCGGGTACCGGATGTTCGCCGAGAACATCACCCTAGCCAACTCGTCGTGCGTTATCACGCGCAGCGGCGGCAACGGCGGAGCTGGCGGCGACGGCGGCGACGGCGACAACGACGATCCGCCCCCGGCGGCCCCCACGGGCGGCACCGCAGGCACCGCAGGCAGCTCGCCTGGCTCAGGATTTATCGATGGAGCTGCCGGGGCTGCCGGCGGTGCGGGCGGCAACGGAGGAACGGCGTCGGCCAACGGCGGCGCCGGCTCCAACGGCGGCTCCACGTCCACCTCCCTTGGCCACCAGGCCGGTGGCGGTGGTGGCGGTGCCGGAGGCGGTGGTGGCGGCGGTGGTGGTGGCGGCATCGTAGGTTCCAACGCTGGCCGAGCCGGCGGAGCCGGCGGGACGGGCGGAGGCAGCGGCACGGGCAGCGGCACAGGCAGCGGGGCGACAGGCGGAGCGGCCGGAGCGGCCGGCACATCCGAGGCAGACGACGGCGACACCGGCAGCAACGGCAGCGACGCCTCGGTCGGGTCGGCCGTCACCTGGGCGGTGGGCAGCTTCCTGCCCGCCACCCACTATCTTACCGCAACCTCGGCATGCTCCATCTCAGGTGGGGCCACCGCCGCATGGAAGCGCATTTGTGGCGGCCTGGCCGGTGGTGGTGGCGCGGGAGGCGGTGGTGGCGGCGGTAGCAGCAACGCGCCGATCGGGTCTCGGACGACCGGCGGAGCTGGTGGCGGAGGCGGCGGCGCGGGCGGCAGCGGCGGCCTCGTGTGGCTGTGCGCCAAGGTCATCGACATCTCCGGGGGCGGCGTCATCCGCGCGAACGGCGGCAACGGCGGAGCTGGCGGCGACGGCGGCGACGGCGGTCCGGGCGTCTCCACGGTCGGCGTGGAGAACCAGGGCGGAGGAGGCGGAGGCGGCGGGGGCTCTGGAGGCGCTGGCGGGGGCGCCGGGGCCATCTTCCTGATCTACGGAAGCCTTCTTCAGGGCTCCGGCATCATCGAGGCCGACGGCGGTGATGGGGGTGACGGCGGCGACGGCGGTGATGGGGGTGACAGCAGCAATCCCGCGCAGAACAGCGCCGGAGGCGGAGGCGGCGCGGGACGCCGCGGTCGCAAGGGGGGCGGAGGCATCATCGTTCACGTCAACCAGGACCGCCACATCGAGAACTACGGCGCGGACGGGGCCGACGGGGCCGACGGGACGCCCGGGTCGGTGGGAGCGTAAGGTAAATGCTGACCCACGTCGAGCTTCTCGGCCGGATCAACACCCGACTCCTCTACCCGCCCTTCGCGGTCAAGCTGGCGGCGCTGGCGGACCGCTGCGAGGTCAACGGGTGGAGGTACTACGCCACCAACGGCCTGCGCACGGTCGAGGAGCAGGACAAGCTCTACTCGTACGGCCGCACGGACATGTCGCGCGACATCGTGACCAAGGCGCGGGGCGGCTACAGCGCCCACCAGTACGGGGTGGCGTGCGACCTGTGCCACGACAAGGACCTGGCCAAGCCGGGGCTCCAGCCCGACTACGACAAGGCCAGCTACGAGGTCCTCGCCGTCGAGGCGGCGGCCCTGGGCCTGGAGGCCGGCCTGCGCTGGGCGTCCTTCCCGGACGCCCCCCACGTCCAGCTACCCCTCAAGAGGCACGGCCTCGGGTGGCCGGCCCTCCTTGACGCATACCGTAAGGGCGGCATGTCGTCGGTGTGGAGGATCTTCGACAGGTACCAGTGGTAGCCCACGCAATCTTTCGGACAAGCTCCCCATCAGAGACCCGTCGTAAGAAAGGACCGCAAAAGCATGACCCTCAAGGATAGCATCGGCAACCTGGCCGCCTCCCTAGGAGGTCGGCTGTCCGCCGTGGTGCCCATCGGGCGCGCGTCGATGGTCGTGACGCACCGTCGCCCCGTCCTGGACGAGGAGACGGGCCTGTACGTCTACCGCGAGGTAGGGGAGACCGAGAGGGTCTGGAACCTCATCACCAACGCGGGGCGCCAATTCCTCCACAGGCAGGGGTACGGGGACACCGGACTGGGGGCCAACGGCCTCAACTTCATCGCTCTGTCGAACGACACCGTGACCGAGACCGCCACCTCGACCACCCTGTCGAACGAGATCGCGGCGAACGGCCTCACCCGCGCCGCCGGCACCGTGACCCTTCCGACCGGGTCGGGCAACCAGACCACCGTGCAGAAGGTGTTCACCGCCACCGGCGCCCAGAGCGCCCAGAAGGCCGCCCTCTTCACGGCCGGCAGCGGCGGCACGATGAACCACGTCCTCGGGTTCACGCAGCGCAACCTCCAGACGTCGGACACCCTCACGATCACCTACACCATCACCCTGGGGTAAGGAAGCCCGGCAGCCATACGCCGGTTGCTGCAAGACGCCATGGCCTTCGGGGACGAGAAGATAGACCTGGCGGCCAACGAGGCCGCGGAGGACGGCGCCCCGGAGCGCCCCCGGTTCGGACAGGTCCTGCTGTGGGTCTGCGGCAACTGCGGCCGCATCGGTGGCCACGCCGGTCTCGACGCCATCCCCGAGTGCCCAGACTGCAAGGCCCCCATGTTCAAAGGCGACGCGCGCTTCATGAAGGTGGATGTAGGGACGGGCTTGGCGGTCCAGGCGCGGGAGTTCGACCCGAACAAGGGGTACTAGACCGTGGCCCTCCAGTTCCGCAGGGCCACCGCCAACCAGAACTGCTCCAGGGCGGACGGCAGCCTGCTCGACATATCGAGCGCGCTGACGATCTCGGCATGGGTGAAGCTCAACTCCCTGCCCTCCGTGGCGGGAGACCAGTTCGGCATCCTCGGCAAGGGCTTGACCGGCACGGACCTCGCCTACTACTTCTTCTTCGAGACCACCAACCAGCTCAGGGTCCGACTCTCTACCAACGGCACGTCCAACACCAACCTCACCGGATCCACGGTCTTCCTGACCGGCGCGTGGCGGCACGTGGCCATGACCTGGAATGGGAGCACCATCCGTCTGTACGTTGACGGGGTGGAGGAGGCCAGCTCAGCGTCGTTCTCGGGCACCCTGTTCAACAGCAGCTCCGTCCTCCGCGTAGGGTCGCGGTCCGACCAGGCCGACGACGCCGACATGGACATGGAGGACGTCCGGATCTACGACCGGGCCCTGTCCGGAACCGAAATCGACGACCTCTTCGACGACCTCGGCAAGGACCACGTGGTCACCGACACCATCCCGACCGGCGGGGTGGCGCGCTGGCCGCTGCGGGACGCCGCCTCGGGCACGGCCAGCGGGGCGGACTCGGTCAAGGACGTCTGGCCCAACGCGCTGCACCTGACCCCCAACAACTCCCCGACCTACGGAGCCGGGACCACCACGGTGGACTACGGCGCGTCCCCCCAGGAGACCGTCTCCCTGTCGGAGGGGCAGGCGTCCGCAACGGCATTT